TCAATCATCTTCTGATTTTTTATATTCATCATTTGAAGCTTTTCTTTCTGCCGAAATTTGATCGAGTGTTTTGAGTTGTATATTTAAATTTGGTGCTGCACTTGGTGAAATTTGATGTGTAATTTCGAGATTTCCTGAACAAGTGAAACCACATTTAAAATTACTACACTGAAAATATAGAATTCGAAATAGTGGATGAATATTTTTACTCGTTCGAATTGACATACTTGATGTGCAATGCGGACATTGATGATTACTCTTTCTCGCCATGACCATTTTCAACACAAATATTTAACCCATTATAAATAAATTGGTGAAATATTTGTTCTTTTTCTTTAGTTTTTATATCATTGCCTTGAATTTTTCCGTAGAAAAGTTTTATGCACAATTTAAAATGCAAATGTTGCTTTAAGCTATTAGCAAAAATAGGCAAATATGATCAGATTGAGATTAAATGCCCACGTTGTAAAACTTTAAATGAATTTCAGAGCACCTTGAGTGCCTTACCTGAACGCCCAGAGCGTCACATCGAAACAGGTAAGATCGATGACAAACATTTCTGTAATACCGCAATACAATCCTAAAAGTCATAGCTTCTCAGGTTGGCTGGGTGGAAAATCACAATTAGCACGAACCATTATTGACATCATGCCCGAACATAAAACATATGTTGAAGTATTTGGGGGTGCAGGTTGGGTACTGTTTAAAAAAGACAGAGTCTCCTGTTGAAGTAATCAATGACATTAATAATGATCTCATCAACCTATATCGGGTGATCAAATTTCACTTTGATGCTTTTCTAAGTGAGTTTGAACATTCATTCTTTTCACGTACGTCATTTAATGAGATGAAAAAAAATAATCGTGGTTTGACTGATATTCAACGTGCAGCCAAGTTCTATTATCTGATTCGTGCTGCATTTGGTTGTCAGTTGGATGGATCTTTTAGTTATAGTCGTGATCGTAAAAGTCGGCTAAAACTGGGCCAAGATCTGCGTAAGCATCTACAGTCGATTCATGATCGTTTGCAAAATGTTGTCATTGAAAATGCCAGTTATGATTATATGCTTAAACGTGTCGATGGTCCTGATACATTATTCTATTTAGATCCACCCTACTGGGACTGTGAAAATGTCTATGGCAAAGGAATTTGGTCAAAACAAGACTTTTATGATTTGAAAGATTATCTAGATAAAATTCAGGGTAAATTTATTTTAAGTTTGAATGACACACCTGAAGTTCGAGAGCTTTTTAAAGACTATAATATTCAACATAAGAAAATACGTTGGTCTGTCAATAATAAAGCAGCACATGAAGAACATAATGGGAATGAGTTAATTATTACCAATTATGTTCTCAATGAAAATTAATTCCTACTGAATTTAAAATATGAAAGGGTCATATTTTAAATTTGACCCTTTTTTTTAATTATCAGCTTTTACTTGCTGTAACATATCTTTTTTTGCATTCAAACGTGGATATTCACGATCTAATGCTTTTTGAGCAGCTAGTTTTGTTTTATAAACTCTATCTAAAATTTTGACATTTGATTGATCCCCAATCGTCAAAATCTGTCGTTTTGTACTACCTTTATTTGTATAAAATGTTTTTAATCCCGTATAGGGTTTAATTTCTAGTTCGTTGTGTGCTGTGAACTTACCCGTTTCAACATCTAATAATGCGTATTCACGGTCTAAACGAGCCTGTGCTCCATCTTTTGTTTTATATAAATATGTGAAATGTTTAGGGTTGGATTGATCACCTTTTGTAAGCTTTTCAGCTTTACTACCATTTTGATAATAAACAACAACTCCTGTCCATTTTTTATCTTTTTCTACCTCAAACTGATCTTCAAATAATTCTGAAACATCATCTGAGTCTGGAGTAAATACTTCTAATTCTAGATCCGTTGTATAACCACTATCTGCATGTAGTTTATGTACAACTTTTGTCCCTAGCCAATGGATTTCATCAATTTCTGCTTTTAACCCCCAAAATAAAAAAGTCATTTCAGGAACAAGATCAGGTTCACCATATGCAAGACTATAACTAAAAGAAAATGCTGATCTTTTAAGTTTATTCAGTTCTGCTTTAGCTGCTAATGTAGCAGACTGTTTATCCTGGTACACATGACGTAAAGTTTTGATATTTTGATTACTCGCATCCCCATATTTAACTTCAAGTTTTTTTGCTAAAGTTGCATCATAATAAAAAGCTTGTACTGCAGATATATCATCCCCACCTGTTACATCAGACCAATAATGTCCGTCCCCTTTATTTCTTGTAATATAATAGGGCTCAAACTCTTGACCTGAAATTGTTTGCCCCTTACCCATTGGCATAAATAATAAAGTACCATTTTTAACAGTTGTCAATGCGTCATGCTCATCTGCTAAACGTGTCAGTAAATTTGCATCTGATTCATTTTGTACCAAGTGAACCACTTTATGTTGCGCTAAATCTTCATGCACCATCACATCTAAGTTATGTGCTAAAGCAATCGTTTCAATGATTGCTTGTAGTGTTACATCACTAAAACTACGTTCTTTTTTTTGTTTTAATGATGTTTTTAAATCTGCTGAAGTAGCTTGAATTGTTAATGTGTCAGGTGCTCCAGAATAGTTTCTTTCTTTGACTAAGTATTTGCCTTTGTAAACTAAGCCTGTATTACTCCATCCAATCCATGCTTCAATTTCAGCTTCTTTAGGTGGAATTTCAAGTAAACCATCATAATCAGATAGTTCTATTTCAATTGAATCTGCCTCTAGACCTCTATTATCCGTAATAGTCATACTAAGTAAACGGTTTTGCAAAGGTGTACCAATATCTGTTCCATTCACGACCAAACGATAAATTGGTTTTGGATAACTATCTAGGGCATCGGCAACACCATTTTTTACACCTTTTGCTGTTTCAATAAAGTTCATAGAATATTACCCACAATATTACCCAAGACATTTCCAACCAAGACACCTGCCGTTTGGGTTTTAGTCAGTTTGAGCGAAAATTCAACTAAGCGTGGTTTGCCATTTTTAAAGAAATAAGTTTGAGTTTCATCAACTGATTCAAGTACCCACATGCCATAAATTTTTCCACTTCCTCCAATCAATGGGAATGATTTTCCTGTATCTCCCATTAACCGCAGAGCAGTTAATGAGAGCTGTGAACCAAACTCTGGAACAATAGATCCATCTAAAGTAATACTATCCTCACCTTTACCTGTATATTGATATGCAGGGGATGTTCCAAATCGACTGTTGTTTGCATGATTCCATGAAGTACTACGCTGCAAACTTTGATATGTTGCTGTGGGTATTGAAAAAACAAACATACCGAAGATCATCATCATTATTATTTTTCCTATTCAAAATCTTTAAAACTGCTACGAATACGGGCTTGTTTTTGTTGATCCCGTTTACTCATGATTTTTTCAATCATATTTTGCAGTTCTTGGATATTTTGTCCGGGTTGTGCGTGAATGTGCATAGTGATGGTGTCACCTGCAATAGTGATACCTTGCCTTGGTGAACTTGGACTGAGCAAAGCAGGAGCTTTCGGTCTAATCTTTTCCAATGCAGGAGCAACATCAATTTTTTGAATTGCAGCAGCTGCATTTGGGTTAAATACTTCAAGTACTTTGACAAATTTATCTTTGAGACCAGGGAATCCAGTTTCCAAACCTACGCCAATTCCGCTCATGATATGCCCACCCATTGCTGCCATCACTCGTGAAGGACTATGGATATCCATTTTCTGTTTCATAAAACTTGGCATATATGCATTAATTGTTCCCCACAGTCCTTTTAATTTTTCAAATCCAGTTTTGATCCCCTCAATCAATCCATCAATAATATTTGAACCAAGATATTTCATGCGGTTATAGAGACTAGATAAAAAACCAAATACCGCATTAAATGCATTTGTTATATAAGGCAAAATAGGGAGTGATGAAAAGATATTACAAATGCCCTGCCATGCTAATAAAACAATAGTTTTAATGCTGTTCCAAATACTGAACACCACATTTTTCGTTGTATTAAATCCATTGCCAACCAACAACATAATGAAGTTAACTGCTGTACTTGTTGCTGTACTGACAGATCCCCAAATCCCACTAAAAAATGCACTGATACTTGACCAATTCGCAATAATTAAACGAGGAATACCAATGATTGGCATAAGTAGATTCAAAATCGGGTTTTCAGCGAATACTGTGTCAATACTTTGAATAATGCTTTTGATAAACATGACACCCGTATTAAATGCATTTTTCACTCCATTCCATAGATCTATAAAAAATGCTTTGATCGGTGCCCAGTTCTTATAAATGACATAGGCTGCAACACCAATGGCTGTAATTAATAAGCCAATTGGGTTCATCATTAATGCTCGCCCAAGCCAAATAAAGACTCGTCCTACTGTTAATAATCCTGTTTTAAGTACATTCATAATGGCAGGCGCAGCTGCAAATACTCGCGATAAAACGGTTGCACCAGTTGCAGTACTTGCCATCATTAATCTTAGACTGAGCATGCTGAGAATTAGCGGTGAAAAAATAAATAATGCACCACCAATCGCCAATAAGCTTGTAGCAATAACAATTAAACCTGTGCCCAGAGCTTTGGCTAATGCAGGGTTCTTTTCCATCCATCCTGTAAATTTTTCTAAAGCATTAGCTGCCATGTCTAAAGCTTTGACATAAATTGGTAAAATAGTCTGACCAAAACGTAAATATGCATTATTTAGTTTTGCTTTTGTTTCTAGTTCTTGTCCTGCTGCTGTATTTCTAGCTTTATCATAAAGTTGATCAACATTATCAGCACCTGCATTCATTTTTGCACTTTTATTAATAATGTCTTGTTGTAAAAACATGTCACCAAATAAATTTGATGCAGTTCTGTTTGTAAAGATACTTCCGATTGCATCTAGTACAGCACCTTTCTCTGTAATTCCTTTTTTAGCTAAAGTTGGTAGAAGAATTTGCTCCATCCATGCAAATTGGTCTTTTTTAAAGATGTCTGCACCTTTAATTGCTCCTACATCTAAGAATGAAATTTGACCAGACTTATCATGTTTTAATTTACTTGGATCTTCAATTAAACCTAGTTTCAACATGTTATTTGCGGCACGCTTGGTGGTTCGACCCTGATAAATATTTTGATATGCAGACATTGCAGCAGTACCATATCTAAAACCACCCCATTCTTGAACAATGGACTCCATTTTGTAGTACAAGGCTTCATCTGAAAGCCCTTTTACAGCAATACCCCCTGTTTTAATTGCATTCAACCATTCGCCACCTTGTACACGTCCACCAGTTGCAGTAATAACTTGTTGAATCTTATTGGCTTGATCATTAAATGTTTTTTCACTCTTTAAACCACCACGCAGCTCAATAACTTTGAGCATATCCATAAACGCACGTTCATTTTCTTCACCTTTCTCATGACCAAACATCGCTTGGTTACCAAACTTCATTTTTGCCAATGTTGGTGCAACCATTTCAGCATGATGCAAGTCGGAAAAAATGGTCATACCATCACGGACTAAAACCATATTGTCATAAATAGATGTACCAAATGTTTTCATTCCCTGAGCGAATTTAATTGCTTGTTTACTGGTTTTTTCACCCAAACCTAATGCATGAATACGATTTCCTTCGACATCGACTCGTTTAGATTCTTCGATCGGTTTTCGCATTGCATATAATGCCCCTGCTCCACCCATTGCTGCAGTCATACCACCCATTGCTGCAGAGCGTAAACGTCCAGATGTTCGTTCATAGTTTTGCTGCATCTGTTGCATTCGTTTTAAACGTTGTTCTTGCTCAAGCATAGATTGATTGGCTTGATTCAGTTGATTTCGTAAACGTTGCTGATGTTCCGCCAAGCGACTGGTTGAAAGCCCTGCTTGGTTCATCTCTGTCCGCATACGTTGTAGTTCTATACGGTTTTTTTCATATTCTTCTTTGAGCTTTCGGGCTTTCGCAACAGACTTATCAAAATCACGTGTCAAATCTGCAGATGGATTTGTTTTCATCTGCTGTCGTAAGTTTTTAATATGATTTTGTAAGTCTTGAAGGGCTTTAGCTTGGTCTTGAACAGCTTTTTTTTGTTTTTGATAGCCGTCTATTTTCTTCTGTTGATCGTTAAGCGCACGGATCTCATCTCTTGTTTTTTTTAATGCCTTCGCAGCAGCATTACTGCTGCTGAGAATGGCTTTGAGTGCAGGACTTAAATTATTTTTTGAGCCAAAAATGACTTCTAATTTTAATTGCTTCATTCGGCATCTGATCCATTTCGTTCAATGGCTTTTTGATGCCATTGCATCAATTCACTGAGGGACATATCTTCAAAGGCTTGCGGTGGCCAGTGAAAAACCACCGCAATATTTGCCATCGCATCTTCTACTGTTGGAGTGCAATTTCCGCACGTACTGATTTCGGTTGCAAAAAAGTAATGATTGCACCACCCATTTGGATAATGTCGACTGGATCAATGAGAGTGTCGAGCTGCTGTTTAGTTAAGGTTGGATTTGTTGTACACAAAGGCAATAACGTACAAATAGAGTTCACATCGCCATTTAAAATGTCTGCAATACGCACTTTACGCAAAGCAGTAACGGATGGTTTTCGTACCTCTACTGATTTGATTTCTACCCCTGCTAATGTAAATGGCGAATCTAAAGTCACAACTTCAATATCTGAGTCTTGTTGGATTGATTTTAAGTTTTCGATTTGTTCTGGGGTTCGCATCGCAAATTCCTTTAATTAAGTTTTAAAAATAGAATGTAAAAAAGCCTTCTGCAGTACTTAACTACAGAAGGATAGGAAAACTAAAGACCAATGTTGGCGCGATGTTTTTCGAGTAAATCGACACCGTTGACCTTTTCGATCATGTTTGGAATATCAATTTCTACAACAACAATGTTGTCGATCGTCAATTTGTAATATGACCAAATTGTTTTAATCGTTTTTTCAGTGTCATCACCTGGTTTTTGATTACCAAAATCAATTTCTTCATGACGACCACGCAATGAAATTTCGAGTGAGCTGGTTTCACCTGTATCATCACGTTGATATGAACCTGCAAAACGTAAACCAATGGCATCAACCGTTGCTGCACCCCATTGGCTCAGAACCAATGGATCAATACCACCTAATTTCCAAGTGAACTCTGAAATATCATCTGCAAGACCTGCGTCCCATTTGATGTTTCCATTCATACCACCGCCACGCCAGTCTTCAAACTTACGTGCGATCTTTGGAATGGTGACTTCGCCTGTTTGACCTTGGTATGAGTTACCCTCATTAAACAGGTTCATCATTTTTAATTTTTTTGGTAAAGCCATGTGCTTTGTTCCTTATTTTTATATTTATTTTGGCTGTTTAAGCAGTCATACGTGATGCAAAGTCTGCTAAGTAGCGGTCAGTGATACGTTGGCGTAAGGTTAAGTCTTCAAGCGGTGGTACTGGGGTATAGTCATAGTCCAGTAATAAACGCCCTGATTTAAGAGATTCTTTGCTGTTTACTTCTGGATCAAACCAACATTCGCCATCAATGATGTAACCTTGATTTTTTAGACTACGGAATTTGGCGTTAATCCCTTCGACAATGTCTTTTGCAAGGCTTGGATGAAGCGGTTTATCGGCTGCCCACATGTGTCCTTCAGCCATCGTGTCAGCAAGGATCTGCGCTGTACGAGTATAGTTTTCAAAAGCAAATAATGGGTCAACTGAACAGGTACGAGAACCCCAGAAGCGAAAGCCTTCACGCTGAATGAGTGTAGTGACTTCGTTTGAGTTTAAATAACCTGCATCTGTGTCCATGCTTTGAAGTAGCCAGAACACATCTTTTGAAATACCTGTTACACCGTTGACAGGGATGTTTGATAAGGTTTTATGCCAACCGATTTCGTTGTCAATCTTTGCTCGTAAACCTAATGCACGTGCAGTCGCATCAAATGTTGTGGTTTTTGATTCAACTGTGTCCCACCCCAAAAAGTCTGGCCAAATGCACATTGTCTCACGGCTGCCAATAGCATCACGATAGGCTGTCGCTTCTTCTTTTGTTTCAGCACCAAAGCAAGAGATGTAGTTAAATGCACGGAGATTTTCAGCAATTGAACCCAAAGCCGTTGCTACTGGTGCTGTATCTAGACCAGGAACACCTAAAATACGTGGGCGTACTTTTAGGTTTTGCTCTGCTGCTAGTAAAGCTTTCATGCCTGTATAACGACCATTTTCTACGCCACCAATAATCGCTGAGTTTTGTTCTGCTTCAGTCGTTTTTTGATCGACACGAACAATAACTGTAACAGCATTGGTCTGGTCTGCAATCGCTTCTAAAGAGCGTGCTAAAGTACCTTTTTCACCTGCTTTGTTTAATGCAGTTTTAATATCGGTGGCAAGAACTGGTGTGTTAAGTGGTAAAGCTGCTGCATCTGCATCTTCTGCAGTTGCTACTAAGCCAATAACAGAAGTTGAAACTGTGCGAATTGGGCGTGTACCTTCATTGAGTTCATAGACTCGTACACCGTGATGATATGAATCTGTAGCCATAATAAGCCTGTGATCTGTTGTTATGTTTTCAGATCACAGGTTTGCAAATTATTTTTTTATTGTCAGCTTGTTTGAGTTGTATTATTGAGTTTTACAACAAGCTAAATTTTAAAAAGGCTAAAGTATATTGATTAAATTAAAATTTAATCAATTAGTTGAAACAATAAGGATAGACAACTTAAATTGTAGTTATAAAAGTCGAAGGATTTACATAATAATTCAAAGGTGACGGATAATTAGTAGCACCCAACCTTGCTCTGCAACCAATACTAAAAATTACATCACCACCTAGATTAGAAAATGCATTCTTATATTCACAATTTATCATACCTTTTTTAGATTCAACGTTTAATAATGCTGCATTTGATAATGTAGTATCATGATCAAATACTACATTTTTATAAATATATTCTGCTGTGCCGATTGGTACTGATATATTTACTTTATTATGTGCTATGACTTTTGAATCAATGACTTCTAACTCTTCAAAGAAAGATGCATCTGCTCTAATATGAACTTTGCCACAATTAGTTATACGCCCTTTGTATGCATACTGACTAACACCAGATTTGAAACCTCGACCAATAATATGTACATAGCCAGCTACATCAATATTTTCAAGATGGTAAGGTGCTGTTCTACCAAACTTATCTGCATTGTCTAATAAAACATTAGATAATGTTAAAACTTTAGAGTTTTGCGCTGAAATATTTTTTATAATCACACTTCGTGGGGCTACCATTTTAGAATACGGTGTAACTGCATAACCATACAGAATTTGCATATCTCCTGTACATTCGATGCCATCGATATCTATCACATCAAAAAGTCGTCTAGGCATTGTATAAAAATCAGCAATTGGTGCTGCACCAAATGATAAAAATGAAATAGACTTAGTTTTTATATTTCTTGCATAGAATTTACCAGAGGCAAAACAGAGATCGCCTCGCACAGAAACATAACCATGCAAATTAATATCTTCAAGTGATAAATTACGCCCATTGAAAGCAATATCTTGAATCTCACAATTTTCAAATTTAAAGTTATTTCCCCAGTGTGAGCCAGCTTTCTTCATTTTCGAATTAAATACAAAAACATTTGCTGCATGCCTTCCATCGAGCTCCGTTCTACACTTCGCTGCTTTAAAATCATAAATAAATGTGTCACAGTTGTATCCAACATTTATTCCGTATCCATAGCCGTCATACGTTGAATCCTTAGCTGTACCATAAATTTTGCAGTTATTTGCAAGAACAGAAAGTAATGTCTTAAACTGACTTGTTGTTGATACAGATCCAATCTTCATCACAGTTGAATCACGTTTAATAATAATTTGTCCTGCAGAAAAATCACCTGCACCAATTGTTCCAATGAACCCAATATTAATCGTAATTTCAGCTTCTTCAGGAATAATTTCTACAGTTGTGGAAGTATCCTTTGTCACATTAAAACTCATATCTAACTCAGGACTTATGTGCCCATCGCTATCTAAAACGTAAAATGTCGTATTTTTATAATATGGAATGTTGGTTGGTGGATTATATCGTTCAGTCAAAATATCACTATTTGAACTAAATCTAACATATTTACCAATTGCAGTTGTAGGTAAGCCAGCCACAGTTGAAGATCCTTCTGTAAGTCCACTTAAACTAGCCAAATCTATAATTTGTGGTATTTTTTTTGTATCAATATAAAGTGCTGGAGCTAGATCTTCAGAAGCTGGAAAAAACAATCCAGCAATATCACACGGGTTATAGACATATACCTTTTTTGTAATGTAATAACCTTTGTTTGACTCACCAACAATTCTTAAATTATTTGTATAAGCAAAATTAGCACATGTTTGAAATGCATTTGAATCATCAGTTATACCATCCCCTAGTGCTCCAAATTGCTCGGGTGATACAATCAGTCCATCTGGTTGTAATAACCATTCATTATTTGAACATTTATAAGTTGCACTTCCGTTACTATTATTTGTATCAGAGTAATATTGTAAAATTCTTACTAGTCGCCCTTCGACTTTTTCAACACTCAATAGATCTATATAGCTATTTTTAATTGAAATTTTTGTATTATCTGCATAGTTTTTAACCTCAAGCTTTGCTTCTTCTAGAGATTGTATCGTTGCCATAACGACAGATGCATCAATTTGTAGTTCAAAATTAGCTGTATTATCAATTTGTAGAACGATACGAATCGTTTTAATTTGTGCTGTACCTTGATCTGCTGACGGCTTAAAAGTGGGTGGATAGTTTGCATAAGCAACCATTATATTACCAGCCCAAAGCCCAACTTCACGAATATTGAAACCACCAACAGCACTTGGAATAACAGCATCTGCTTCTAACCAATTTGGATTGTTTGAAGATGGTGCAAGTCTGTTTAACTCAGTTTTATAAATTTCATTCACTAATGTTTTGAAATTAGCATTCGGCTCAGGTACTTCCCCATTACCATCACCAAATGACATGTGCGTAATTCCAAGTTTTGTGCCATTTTGTATTGCTTCTCTTAGTAAGTTTAAGCCATCTTCAGTAAAAAGAGAGTGATATTGTGCTGCCATATTTTTATGCTCTATTTTGGATAAACTGTTGTAATTTCATGTTCATAAAATCCGAATGCTGAATGAATCAAAGAGTTAGGATCATCAACTTTTGGATAAATCGTTATATCTTCACCGTCATACATCGCTGCTGCGACATTTGTATCACCATTAACTGCAATGACATTGATTTCAATGCCTTTTAATTCACGAGTCAGCGGTTTTGCATCATTTAAAAGCTCTACCAAAGTTTTATAAGTTTTTTCAGTTAAAGCTTTTGAATTTGTATCAATTGTGATTTGAAACGTACCTGGTGCATTCATCGGACTTTCTTGCCACCATTCATGAATGGTTAATGAATACCCAAAACTTTCAACAATTTGACGTAATGCAAAGTTGGTACCTTTGTATGTATGTACTTTGATGCTGTTTTTAATTTGCGTTCGTTTGACTTCATCTGGCCAGTCATCTTGCCAACGATCGACCGAAAACTGCCACGCTAAAATAGATAAAAAATCAGAAGGTGCATCATCGATACGAATCAATGATGTTAAATCTGTGTTGAGATCCGTTGCTTTTGATGTCGTTTCAACGATTTTATTCTCAAAATCAGTCGCATTAGAAGGAAGTAAATTCATCATTCATTCCTTACGCTGAGCTGAATTTTTGTGCATGATGCAGCTTGAAAACTGTTGATATGTAGCTCTGCAACAGGCTGTAAAAGCTCGACACGTTCAACACCTGATACTTTTAATGCTGAATAAATATCTGAAAAATAAACCCCTTTCCCAATTCGTTTAGCTTCTTTTGTATAAGCTTCAATATTTCCTGTAGCAGCAGCAAGTACTGGATCAGTTTCAGGAACATTTTTGGTGACGAGAACAGCCTGCACTTCATAACTGATAATTTCAGCAGACTGTACTTGTACACGATCCCCAGTAGGTCTTTTTTTGTCAGCAGATACATACTTCAATACAATGTTGTTGAGTTCTTCGGTTGAAGCGTTTGTTGGCGTATCACGTTGTAGAATCGTCAAAAGTGCATGTGCAGGTGCAGGTGATGAACATTTAACATCTGAGACACGCCCATCTGCACTGAGCGTATGATATTCATATGACGACTCAGGTCCTGCTGTCGACAATGCATCTAATTTCTTTTGAATACGATAACGAAAATCGTTGTCTAATTCATACACTGCAGGAATAGGTGGAACAACACTCAAGTCAGCAGCTGTAACAATAAGTCGTTGTACATCAAAGTTTGCACCCCACACGTCTAAGTCAGTACCTTTTGCAAATGCCAACTGTGTTGCTAATGCTTTTTCATTGATTTTTTGTCTAAGGATCATTTCTCGGTATGCATTTTCTTGTAAGTACTTATGCAGCGGATCTGACTCACGTTGAAGTTGCATGCGGATAACAGTTTGCTCGTCTTCAGAGTAAAGTGAAATCAAATATTCTTTTCGTTCAAACAAAATTTTTTCATAATCAATCTCTTCAATAAAATTTGGCTTAGGTAAAGATTCAAAGTTTACACTCACGCCTTCGCCCCCATATTTAATGGAATTCTTAAATTCATTTGTTCGCCTGAAACTGTTGAAAAAGCTTCAATGTCAAAAACAAGACCTGAATCTTTGACACTCGACATCACAATCGAACTAATACTGACACGGTCTTCCCAACGAGAGACCGCTGTATAAATTGCGCTGTAACATTTCAAAACTAAACTGTCACTAATTGGTTGATCTAACAATTCAAAAATGAGTGAACCGTACTCTCGACGCATAATACGAGAGCCAATTGGAGTCGTAATAATGTCATCTAGCGACTGTAAAATGGATTCTTGTTCATCCAGTAGTGTACGCCCATTATTTTTATTTATCATTTTGGCTTACCTGTTTCACCACCCGAATCACCAGGATGAGTATGATTCTTTAGACTCGTATTTCCTGCTCTTACATCTCCATTAAGAGAATCAATATTCCCATCCGCATATAGTCGTCCTCTAATAATTGTTTCTGCAAAACTTGCGTCACCTTCGGATCTCAATGTTCCACCAATTTTTGCGTTTTCGCTTATTTGGATTTTTCCATTAATTTGAGTATCTCCATTTACTTCTAAACCGCCATCCATTGCATTTAATGTCACACCGCCAGTAGCATTAACAGTAACACCGCCAGTAGCAGTCAGTGTTACAGTACCTGATTCTGGTAAAACAGCTTCTAAAGCATGTTCTTTTGTATCATAGCTAATCATGCAACCATCTGAAAAAATTGTGATATTTTTATTTAAATCTTCAGAAATTGCAGGAAACTCTGCATTATTAAAACCGCCAAACGCAACGCCCATCTCTAAAACACCATTTGGACTGAATACAATCACTTCCTCGCCAATGCTTGGTGGATTCCACGTTTGATCATCTCCTGATCTTAAATTTAAATAACGGATTTTTGCAGTCGTAATCTCGCCTAAATTGACGGTGACTGTTAAAAAAGGTTTAGACGGATGAATCGTCTTGATTATTCCTATACGGATCATATTTTCAAGACGTTGATGTATTGATAAGCTCATGCTGCAATCGTGGCGCAGTCTTTTTTTTATTGCATTTGAAATTAGTTGTATTATCTCTATTTACAACTTATAAAGATGCAATGTGATGAATTACTTCATCTTCGATCATACGAAACTCTTGTTCTGTAAAGCCTAATAATTCTCGACTTACGTATTTTACAGTAGGACCATCCTTGTTAACTTTATCTTTTAAACCATAATGATGAACTGCAGCAATAAATGCCACTCGTCCTGAAAAGCCAATAGCTATGCCCTGTGGTGTAGTTTGCAGACGCATATATTTGGCATTTTTAATGACATTGAACATCTTATTTTTGATTTTATTTTTTTTATCCCTGAGATGGTTTTTCCGAGGAACATAAGTAGAACCATCTGGGTTTTGTTGTTTAGTGATCCTAGTCTTTTGAGTTACCCGAAGTTTTCGCCCAATCTTTGAACCTAGCTTACGACGTTCAGCCTGACTCAACTGATTGAGCATGGTACCTAAATGTTCTGCTAGATATTCAAGTTCAGCCATTTAAAAATACTCATCAATCGCAGGTCGTGACATCCATTCTGCTAAAACATTTCCAGATTTATGATCGATCATTTTAAACAAAGTTGGATCTGCTGCAGTGTCGTACTGTGGTTCATCTGGAAATATGACATCTAAAGTCCCGTCATCCTTACGTTTAACAATGACTCGTTCAGTGATTGAAAGTATCATCGATAGATCAACAGTATTGTTATCTAATAAAACTGTTTCAAAATTGAATGCATCTTTATTTTTTTCTAAGTTTGCCATTTGTTCATGTTGATTTATACGCATCCAGTCCAGCAGTGGAATCATGACTGCGTCTAGATCACCTGCGTACTCTGTCAGAATAAAGTTGAGTTTGTACTCATATTCAAATGAAAGTCCTGCTGCTAAAGTGCATCGGACTTTGCCATTTTCTGTAAAAATCAGCATGCGGTCAGGATCACGCTGTAACTCAGTTACAGCGTTGATCATGTGAGTTCGTAAACTTTCAGGTTTTTTCATGTACAGTTTGAACTCCATAAATTGGTTCTAAGTGAGCACGTTCTTTTAGGAACTTCGCTTCATAACCTAGTTTTTTATAGTTTGGTCCATTGTATAGACGAAAAACCGTGTCCCAATCTTCTTTTTGAAGTGCAGGCAATAAGCCTTTTTTGGTTTCAATGAATCGGATGAATGCTTCTAACTGTAATGACTCACTGGTTTGCATCTGTTCAACAAATTCATGAATAGACTTGTAACCTAGATCTTGCCAGTTTTCACCCATAATCTGAAACTGACCCCATGAGCAGGACATAAGCGCAGATTCTTCGTGGATATTTTTTGCAAGCGATAATCGAGTATATTCAGCTTCATTACCTTTGTAGCCACCTTTCGCAGAATTGACCAAATTTGGAAGCTTTTTCATTTGCTCGTTTGCAAATGCTTTACCTTTGAATTTAACTAAATGAGCATACATTTTATGGCGTTCAAATAGAATTTTGGCTTTGCCATTATTTAAAAATCCAACGCCTCGAGCTTCGGTTGCACCAAATGCACGAATGTTCAATTCAGGTACATTTAAGCGAAGGGCAGCGGATTTATAATCACTATCTTTTAAGAACTTAGAAGTATTTCCACCGAACAAAGCGGTTCTGGTTTTATCGCCAACCTTACCATCTGCAATTAATCCAGATTTTTTTTGAAACTGAAGTACTGCATATTCAGTGTTAAATCCAAAATGCCCATCGACAACCAACGGCTTGCCCTTTGGATCTGTATAGCTAAGTTTTACCAATTGCTTTTGAATGATAATAACGGCATCACCCTTTCCACCAAATTTAATAATACTCATGATGCACTCCATATCATTTTTGCGACATTGCCTTTTGATTTATAAATAATGACTGCAAGTAATACAGCAAATACAGCATCCCAAAGCGTTACTGGATCTTTGAAATATAAAATATGTACGCTTTGCCCCATAAACGATGCGATCAAAATCGTGGCTAAAACAGAAAACCCTGGTCGATGACGCAAGCCGTTTGAGTTGAAGCAAATAATGCGTAAACCACAAAATAAATAAGCGATGAGAGCCACCGCTTGAAATAGAATTTCGATCATGATGTACCTCCACCACGAAAAAATTTGTTAATGATGTCGCTTAGGTTGGACTGATCCACCCAAACCATAATTTTTAAAATAATTGGTAATGAGAAAATCGCTGCAACCATGCCTGCGGTTGCATCATTACTGATAAATGTCCGAGCAATAATTTCAGGTGTAAGCAAGTAACCAATGCCTGTCGCTAAAATCATTGTTGATAATCGTTGTAATGGTTTTAAATCTTTTTTTGTCGTTGCAAAAAGTGCTGCGCCAAAGACTGCACCCAATAAAGCATTACCGTTGATAAACGGTAAAAGGGATGCTGCACTGAGTGTAAGTGCTGTTGCTGCAGCTGCTGTAGTTGGTTCTGCCATTTTTTATTAATCCCAGAGCTGAATGCTTTGTTTTATTTGTTGTGGTGTTTCAATATCGGGCAGTGTGATTTCTGTTCCCATCGGAATAAATACACCGAAGTCTGCAAGTTTTGGATTCGCTTCTAAAACCAATTCGACTACACCAGAACTGCGACCGTATTCACGCCAACAGATCGCATCGACAGTGTCATTTTGTAGAGCGGCGATTGTTTTCATATCAATTCCACCACAGTATGGTTTTCGCCTTTAAGTTGCTGAATTGCCCATTGCTTGTTGCGACGATAATCATCAACTGTGCATTCAGCTTGCTCAGCTTTTTTTACACCAGTATTTGAACTGTCATAATTGCGATAATTTTCATTGATTTTTGCTGCTAAACCATTCGCGACAGCAGAAAGATATAAATAATCGGTATCAGGTAAATCATCGATCATTGTTTTTGATAAATCTGACAGCTTTTCAACTTGGGTTTGCAATGAAATAAGCAAACGATTTACATCGATAACTTCTTCGATAATGACTTGTTTAAGTCTGTCGTTGGTGACGACCCCATCAATACGCACAATTTTTCGGATGTGATCAAGATCAATACTCGGATAAAACGGGTCACTCTTGATAATGATTTGGCTTGGTGTTGTATTGCCATTTGCGACGAATCCCATGCTATCCCCTGCCGTTGTTTTTATTGAATATTTAGTGCACTGGTGGGAACAATGGCATGGAATGTGTATTACTTTGTAATGACATCACCATTGTTCGCCAGTGCGGTGCGTGGGCACTCTTATGATGGAGACTGATCTCCAGCATTTGGTTAAGTACTTTTTTCTGATTCGCCGTTTTCTTCTAAATCAGGCTTAGGTAAACGATCTGCAAATTTATCAAGAAATTTCTTGGTTGCTTTGAGTTCGCTCAAGGCTCCAGACTTTTCATCTAATTCAAATGCAGTGGTTAAATAAACCAATGCAGATTGAGCATGTACGAGATCTGCATCACTTGGTTCGTCTTTGCTCTGAATCAATTTGACTGTTGCTTTACCTAGAGCCAAATATAGTTTTGCTTTTGCTTGACCAGGCATATCCAATACTTTTGCATCTAAATCGGGATTTAGAATCAATTTTTCAACTTGTTGGATAACCGTAATATCAACAATAGCATCGGTTTTCAGTTGTTTTAAAAACACTTCTGCAATGGTTTCTACAACATACGTTGCTGTATTGCGTTTGAATGAATCAGGCATGATCATGTTGTGACGTAATGCAAATTCAGATAATTGCAAAGCCTTAGCATAATCACCAACATCGATGTACCAAACCAAAACTGTCATAAAGACTTCATCTTGAATCGATTTATCAGCTTCAAGAATTCCTTCAATATATGGCAGATGATTTGGTAATAAAGCTTTTTTTAATACCACTTTGGCATCAGTCGCTTGGATCTGTTTAAGTCGTTGGCGGTCATTATTGAGTTGCATCATTTGCAACTCAAATGCCGTCATGTCTTGCATTGCACCAAACTCAGCAGCTTGTTCAGCTGCTGCACGGGCTTGATGCTTTTTGAAATGTTGACGCGCTAATGACATAATTACACCATTTCAATTTTTTCTGCTAAAGCAGCAAGACCTAAATCTTCGATGTAGTAATCTTCATTTGAAGATTCATAGTTTTCGATTTGGTCACGTTTAGGATTATCAATCACTGTACGACGACGAGAGCCCTCTTGAACATAGATCGAAAGATTGTCAAAAGTGGTTACCAAAATTGCGTCTTCAGGGAAGAATGGCACAGCAGCAACTGGTAAGTTACCCATCCGTTTTTGACTGATAATCATATCTGCAGCTAGTTTTTCAGAATTTTCCTGATCTTTATTGACCAATGGGAAATACTTGTCTGCCAATGTTTTACGATTACACAGTACAACTAGATCGGGATTATCCTGATGTACTTCATCAATCATTTCATTGGTCAGATCCATCACCAATGCATCAATATTTTTATAATCACCTGTTGCCCCAACCGTAATTTTGCCAACAGTTGCACCTGATGACATAACACGTTCAGGATTTTCTTCACGCATTTTTTGCAACCAACCTTTGTTTACATCTTGCAATTTTGGATTTGCAACAATGTCGGTTGTGGTTGCAATCGAAGTACCATTAAAACCAATCATGATACGATCAAGTGCTTGACGTTTTTGGATCTGCCCACTAAAACGTGCATAAAAGTCTTTGAACTTTGCCCATTGGTCTAATTTTTGATATTTGATTGCAGTATCAAAATCAGTTTTACGACACATATAAAAACGCTCATCCATTGAAGTTGGATCTTTGGCTTGGCGGTCTGTGTTGTCTGTGTTGGTACGTGAAGCGATTGGTCGAGAGATTCCAAGACCCACTGCTGAACTTGATTGTTCTTGAACAACGAAAATATTAATTTTCTGTAAAAAAGCAGATGACAATTGGATTTTATCTTCTAATTTTTGTTGTACTGATGGAACAACATTGAATTTTTGTGAAACTTTTTCAACGCCATTCAGTTCAGCCAATTTTGTCATTGCTGCATTGTATTTAAAACGTGTCTCTTTACGCATGATTTTTACTCTTTATATTTATAATTTGAATTAACAATCAACGTCTTCTGAAAAACTGCTGTTGTTAGACTTAGGGCGAGGATCTGAATCATGCTCAGCATCGAGCTTTTTTTTCAGATCGTTGAATTCTGTTTGCAGCTGCTCATGAGATGTATTTAACGTATTGAAATCATTCTCAAGTTTTGAAACTGCTTGACCTTGTGTCGAAGTCTCATCTGCAATTGCAAGAATGGCTTGTTCTTGCTCAGAAAAAGATTCCGCAGACTTCTGTTCTGATTTTTCTTGTTTTGAGAACAGGTTTTTTATTTTTTGTAATAAGCCTGCGGAATGGAATTGCTGTTCTTGAACTTCTTCAAATTCAAGTTTGGTTTCAACAGCAGCTGTAAATAAATTTTCAGGACGTTGTTTTTTATCAGCAAGTGGATTGACTTTTGCACCTGCCGCAAATGCCAACATTTCGGTACCTAACGATGCTGGGCTATCAGTGACAGCTAAGCCAACCAAATATGCAGAACCTTTACCTGCAAAATTTTCATCTACTTCTATCGATGTATAAACTTTTTGTTTTTGTTTATTAAGTTGGATCAAACTTTCAGTTGGTTCGATCTGAGCAAACAATGCATCTTTTTCTTCACCATCGATAGTGACTTTTTCAGTTTTAAGTGCAAGAACATCACCATATGCACCAAACAAACTACCAGGTAATGCACTGCGAATGTGCTCAACATTGATACGAGCACCATAAGTGTTGAGATTATAATTTTGTGCCATTTGGAGAATCCAAGCTGCTTGGATCTCACGGCCATCCGTCGTATCCCCTGCCACAGCTATACGAAACCATTTCGATTTATATTTTTTGTCTTCTTTGCTCATTTGCAAACCTATTCATTTAAAAATGACGGATAAAAATCACGTTTTGGAATAGGTGAAGCATGGACAATTATCTATTGCTCTATCAATCACAGTTGGTTGTATTATCTCTATTTACAACTCAGATAAACTGATTATTAAATTCTTAGCTGCCATCGTTTGCTCATTAAAGCAAACTACAGATAGCAATGAATGATTTATCCCCAATAGCTAATCTGCACTTGATTATGGACAACAAGCTCAAAGGGAAGTTTCTCTACTGGCTTGGTTGGAAAATTGTCGATATTGCAGAAGTACTCGAAGAAAAAGAAAGAACAGTTCAAGCTTGGAAAACAAGAGAAGAATGGGAAAAAGAGAAGCCTGAAAATCGAGTTGAAAGTGCACTCACTGTTCGGTTGATGACACTTATTCTCAAAAATAAAAAGACTTCTGGTGATATTAAAGAAATCGATATGTTGATGCGGACCTATAAAGAATTTGCCCGCATTGAAAAATATCGCTTAGATGGCAGTGAAGCAGATCTTAATCCTGAAATTAGAAAAAGAAATATAGCTAGACATAAAAAAGCACCTAATCATTTTTCTGAAGAACAAATCGAAGAAATGGTATTGGCATTTGAAGATCGTCTCTTTGACTATCAGTGGACATGGTATCGAGCAATGGACCAACGTTCACGCATGATTTTAAAAAGTCGTCAGATTGGTGCAACTTATTATTTTGCTTTTGAAGCTCTAATTGATGCAATTAAAACAGGTCGCAATCAAATTTTCTTATCTGCATCAAAAGCCCAAGCACATATTTTTAAACATTATATAAAAACCTATGCAGAAGAAATTTGTGGTGTGGAACTTACTGGAGATCCTATCGTTCTATCAAATGGTGCAGAGCTTCGATTCTTAGGTACAAACTACAGAACAGCCCAAGGGCATCATGGTAATTTATATTTTGATGAAATTTTCTGGACACATGGTTTTGCAGAACTGGAAAAAGTTGCTTCAGCGATGGCAACCCATGAAACATGGCGTAAAACTTACTTTTCGACCCCCTCCTCGATAACACATGAAGCCTATGAATTTTGGACAGGAACAAGATTTAACAAAGGTAGACCTAAGGATAAGCAATTAAAAATTGATGTCTCACATAAATCATTAAAAAATGGTCGTGTCTGTGAAGACTTGATGTGGCGACAGATTGTTACTGTCGAAGATGCGAAAGCAGGTGGATGTGATCTTTTTAATATTGAGCGTTTGAAATTTGAATATTCACCTGATGATTTTCAGAACTTATTCATGTGTGAATTTGTTGATGATGGTCAATCTATGTTTCCACTGTCAATGTTACAAACATGTATGGTTGACACATGGGATACATGGATAGATTTTAAACCATTCCATAATCGACCATTTGCAAATAAGCCAGTGTGGGTCGGTTATGATCCTGCTCGGACTGGAGACAATGCAGGTCTTGTTGTCGTTGCACCACCAAATGTCGCGGGGGGTAAGTTTCGGGTTTTAGAATGTCATCAATTTAAAGGTGATGATTTTGCACAACAAGCTGAACATATTAGAAATATTACAAATCGTTATAACGTCACATATATTGGTATTGACACAACAGGAATGGGCTATGGTGTTGCTGAATTAGTTCGTCAATTTTTCCCTGCACTAACAACATTCAATTACTCACCAGAAGTTAAATCGAATCTTGTTTATAAAACTTTAGATGTTGCTCGAAATGGACGTCTTGAATTTGATGCAGGAAATAAAGAACTTGCTCAATCTTTAATGAGTATCAAAAAAACATTAACAGCATCGCAAAAACAAATCACTTTTACTGCATGCCGTTCAGAAGAAATCGGACATGCTGATCTTGCATGGGCTCTTATGCACGCAATTTACAACGAACCGTTGGCAGGAATTACACAAACAAATACATCTATGTTGGAGATTTATTCATGAATCCGTTTTCTACTGCGAAAAATGTTTTTTCACAGGCATTAAATTTAATGCCACGGGCAGCTACTCAAAACACAATTTCTAATCATAAAACAGAAGCATTTACATTCGGTGATGCGGTACCAGTATTAGATGGCCATGATTTATCAAATTATATGGAATGTTGGTTCAATGGTCGTTGGTATGAACCTCAGGTCAGTTTAGAAGGTCTATCGAGAAGCTATAAAGCTACGCCTTATCTCAGCAGTGGAATTATTTTTAAACGTAATTTCTTGGCCAATTTATTTATTGAACATAAACATTTGAAAAGAAAGTCATTTGAACAAATGGCATTGGACTTCATTTGGTGCGGTAATACTTATGCTGAAAATATAAAGTCACGCTTAAAAAACACTATTGAATATAAACCTGCTTTGGCAAAATACACACGAGCAGGCGAACATGATGGGCAATATTTTTATATTTATAACAGCCATGAGGGTTATGAAGAATATGAATTTCAACAAGATCGAATCTGCCATATTCGTGAAACGGATATTGATCAGGAAGTCTATGGAACACCTGAATATATCTCAGCATTGCAAAGTGCGTGGCTAAATGAAGCAGCAACATTGTTCCGTCGCAAATATTATAACAATGGTTCACATGCAGGTTTCATTCTCTATGTGAATGATGCTGCGTCAGATCCGAACGATATTGAAAAGCTTCGAACAGCATTGAAAGAAAGCAAGGGACCAGGGAACTTTCGTAATTTATTTTACTACAGCCCAAATGGGAAAAAAGATGGCATCCAAGTTATCCCGACTTCTGAGATAGCCGCAAAAGATGATTTCACAAATATTAAATCTATTACTCGCGATGATACTCTTGCTGCACTTCGTATCCCACCACAACTCATGGGGATTGTACCAAGCAATGCCGGCGGCTTTGGTGATATCAAATCTGCAACAGAAGTGTTTTATCACAACGAAATGAAACCGCTTCAATCACGACTATTACAATTTAATGAGTGGGCAGGTGATGAAGTGATTAAGTTTAAAGATTATGAACTGATCATGCCTAAATAAAAGATCAATAAATAAACCTGCAATTGCAGGTTTATTTTGATTTTAAAAAATAATTAGCAAATGAGAATTTTATCATTTGAACTATCTTATCAGATGATGCCGCGCAGTTACCCGCCCCACCTGCCCGCTCTAAATGTGTCTGTTTTACTACAAAGACAAACAAATTGAAAAAAACTAGAAAGTACGTTGTTAATAGCATGTTTCAAAGCTTCGTCTAATTTTTTAATACTGCATTTCACTACAAGAATACAATTTAAGATAAATCCATTTGATGCCATCTTGTTGATCTCTTCCAGTACTTCTTCATTTGTTAATTTTGAAAATACATATACAAATTTAGATTCACCATTAAAACGAAATTTTTCCAAACGATAACGTTCGGCATTATATATAACTGGAGATGTCTGAGGAGTTGGATCAAAGCACAACTTTTTCGGTAGAGGCTCCAAAACAGGAATTGATATGAATGCATCCAAAAAAGAAATTAATACTCCATCATTTTGGCCACCAATACACATAATCAT